AGCAATCCCCAGTGGCTGCGTACTAGGCAAGATCACAGCCTCGGGCAAATATGGCCCGTACGAACCCGCAGAATCCGATGGTCGTGAGACCGCAGTCGGCTTCCTATTCAACACAACCAGCGTAGGTAGCAAGGGGTCGGACACCGACCTCGCCACAGCCGCCGACGTATCGGTTCCAGTTCTCTGGGAGGGCGTCGTAAATGTCGACAACCTGCCAGCGTTCACAGCAACCGTGCTAGGTGAACTCGATTTGGCGGCATTGTCCGACCCAGTCGCATCCACCACTCGTCTTGAAGGGACGTTGCCAACATGAACATGGTCACAGACCTCATCGATCCACAAGAACTCATCGACTACGTGCGAGCGTGGGATATCGAGGTATTGCGACCGCAGTCGCAACTCCTCTTGGATGAGTTCCTTCCAAACAGGCAGACCGAGGATCTTGACTTCAAGATCCGCAAGGGTGCTCTTAACGACGTAGACGTCGCTAAGTATCGAGCGTGGGATACTCAGCCCCCAATGACAGCCCGTCCAGGTACGAGCTTCATCACTGGGTCTCTGGGACCTGTCTCACGACAGATACCACTCGGCGAAGAAGAGTCCATGCGCATCCGTGCGCTGGAGTCACAGAACACGGATCCAATCGTGTCTGCAATCTTCGACGATGCAGAGCGCATGACTCGTTCGGTGCAAGCTCGTATTGAGCTAGCCCGTGGCGATGTCATCGACGACGGCAAAGTCACCATTGCGGAGAACGGAGTCACCCTCGAGGCTGACTTCGGTCGAGACTCCTCCATGTCAGTTTCAGTGGCAACTGCAACTGATAACTGGGATGACACAGCGAACTCCTCACCACTGAGCGATATGCTCGGGTGGATGGAGGCGTACATCGACTTTAACGGAACCGTTCCCGGTACCGTTATCTTCCCTCGTGCGACCTTCGGGCACTTCGCTCTCAATGCAGAGCTTCGCAGCTATGCAGCGTCCGGGGGCACCACTCCCAGCCGCCTCAATATGGAGACGGTTAACGCCATCTTTGCAGCCGAGGGTCTGCCACCCATCTACATCTATGACACTTCCGTCCGTGTTGACGGCACGAAGACTCGGGTACTCCCCGCTGAGAAAGTCTTCTTCATGCCGCCAAGCACCGAACCGGCAGGTCACACGTTCTACGGCATCACTGCTGAGGCAATCGAGCTACGTTCCCGTGGCCTGATCACTCAGGAAGCAATGCCCGGAATTGTGGCGATCGTTCTGAAGAACGAGAACCCCGTGCAGACCTTCACCCTCGGTACAGGTATCGCCCTTCCGGTGACACCTAACCCGGACCTCATCATGGACGCCGTAGTCCTTGGCGTAACCTGAGCACGCTGGGGTGGGTTGGTGGTATGGAGGCTCCATCTTCCGCCAGCCCGCCCCGGCTACCCAGATCGGAGAAACATGTCACAGACACTGAAGACAAGCGTTTGCCTACACATCACTGAAGAGACTGGGCAGCAATACGATGTTCACATCGTTGGCGGCACATCTCGTGATGAGGTAGCGCCTGAATACGCAGCCAAGATCAGCGAGAGTCTATGGGTGGGCGACAAGTCCACATCAAAGGCCCCCGCTGCCAAGGCTGAGAAGAAGGAAGCCAATCTCGAAGACCTGACCGTAGCCCAGCTACGGGAAAGGGCCTCTGAGATAGAAGGCTCCAGTCACATGAGGAAGTCCGAGCTTCTCGAGGCACTCAGTGGCGACTCTGACAGCTGACGAAATTGCGGCCATGAGGCCGTGGGTTGGTCCGTCTGTCACCGATGCCGAGCTCCAGACTAGGTACACTCGTTTGGATAACTTGGATGACGTCGTGGAGGAAACGCTACAGGCCCAACTGAGCACTCTCCTGGAACAACCTTCCAGCACGAGCCTGCCCAGCGGCCTTAGCGTTACCATCACGCAGAACCTCACCGAGCTTCGTCAGATGATCAAGAGGTTCCAGAACAGCACCGGCATAGACTCGGATAGTAGCCCCATCCCGGGCGTTGGTAAGCTCGCAAGGGCCGACCGCCGCTAGGCTTGCCCCTGTGGCAAGTAAAAGTGATCTCTGGGCACAGAGCAAGGGATTCAAGAATTATTACCAATATAGGAACTACCTCGCCCAGATGCTGGGGTACAAGAACTATAATCAGCAGCGTAAGGCCCGTAAGCTCCTAAAGACCACGGGTAGCTCTGACAGTCTGACCGAGAACGACTTCCTACGGGTCGCCGGTCAAACATGGCGCAAAGGCAAGAGCGCCATCAACCTGCCGAGTGAGGGCAGCAAATCAGTGGCTGCCGTGCAGGGCGTGGCCTCCGGGTTTGACGCTGCCGACCTAGCCACCAACAAGCACGGCCATTTGCGCAGCATTCCGGGAACGTCCCAGTGGAGGCTGGCAGAGGACTTTGACAAGGTCCGTGAAGGGCTATTTCCTCGAAAAAAATATGACGGGAATTACCTCAAGGCCAAAGATGCCTTTGACCAGCATCGACCACGCCTAAGCAGGGAGATCACCCAACTGTTCGGTGACCCCAAGTCAGAGACCAACTTCGTGCGTCAGGCTTGGAAGGTTGGACAGGGAGATGCAGCGGGCAACTTCATAGACGAGAAGTACATCCAAGACCTCAGCTATCAAACACAGGACAGGCTGACCGGGGCACTAGACGGAGCGGGACGTAGCTCTAAGTTCTGGGACAAGCGTGCCAACAAGGTGACCAACGCCAAGGGTGCCAAGAGGCAGGCGGGCAAGGAGATCACTGGGGCACGAGGGGGCAATGGTGCCTACCGGCTGGACACCTACGAGAGAATGATCCTCAACAACGCACGGTCATTGGCATATCAACGTGGACTACTCGAGAATCTAAAGCAGAAGAACCAAACACTTGTTCGTGTGTCCGACGGCCTTGCTTGCGGGTGGGAGTCACACAATGACCCACTACTAGCAAATGGAATGATCGTCTCAATCAAAGATGCGATGAGCAACCCCTTGGCTCACCCCAACTGCGTTCGTGAGTTCCATCCGATCAAGCCAACGGACAAGAACAAGAAGAAGGCAGCGCAGGATGCCAAGGCGATCAAGGCCAACACAGATGCTCGGCTGAAGGCAGCCGCAGCCAAGGCAGCCAAAGCCACCGCCGTAGCAGGAGCTATAGCCGGGGTCGCAACCACGGACCTGAACATCGGCAACTACCAAGGGACCATCGGCAACTACATCATGAATCGGGTAGCCGTGCCGGTACAACGCACGCTCTACGGCTTGCTGATGATGCAGAACAGAATGGTGGACACGCTTCAGCGCCGCCCCAAGGACAAGAGCTACACCTTCCAGCTACGGGCAGCTTCCAAGGAGCTTGTCGCCAAGCAGCCAAGTCTTAGTGAGGACGAAGCGTTCTCTCTCTTGGCAGAGCAGGTACACGTTCAGTCTGAACTGTTTGCTGCCGGGGAGACTAATGAAAGCCTTGGCATATTCGCCCGGAGGATGATGGGACTGAGCGAGACTGCCACTGTTAGTCAGATAGCCGTGGGCGCTGAAGACTTTGACGAGTACTACAACCGACTGCGCTTCTTCAACAAGGTGCCCACCGGAATGGAGGGCGATGTCATTGCCACGCTGGCGAAGCTAAACGACAGTCAGAACTTCTTTGCCAACGAGTTTGCCCGACTCCTGAAGCCGGTCCATGGCAAGTTCGCCAAGCTGACCTTCCCACGACTAAGCACACTGGCCGGTGAGGCTCGAGGTACTAACCGCTACGCACGCCTCTCCCTAAACCCCAACGACCTAGTGCACGCCCATGTGAGTGCTCGCCCTCTCCAGGACGGCAGGCTGCGTCGTGCTCTAAACGTGAAGATGAACCCCAACGGGATGCTGCGCTTCGGGTTCGCAAAGAATGAGGCCGGGGCACTTACGCCAAACATTGCACTGGTCCCACCGGGGCCACTGCGTATCTACAGTAGGTTCAACAGGGCCAAGCCCACATTGACCAAGACCATCAGGGGCGTGACACGAGAGTACCCGAACAGCCGTGCCGGTTTCCTGAACAGCGTCACCACCAACATAGAGGTGAAGACCGGGATCACCTTCCTGCCGAGCATCGGGTACAAGTTCCGGGTCAACATGCGGGCTCTTGGCATCAAGTACCCGCAGGACATTCTGAAGGTGAACAACACTCAGATCCGTCGGTGGTTGCAGGACAACGACCTACACAAGATGGTGTCCGCCACCACAGACCTGCGCCTTCAGGGGCTGGGCTTCTTTGATGTCAAGCGCACACTGACAATGACCGAGAACAAGTTCTGGCGCTGGCGTGCCTATGGGAACACCGACATCAACATGAAGTTCCTGGCTGACTACTGGCGCACGGAGATCATGCGCTTGCTGGACACCGACATAGACCAAGGATTCTACGAGACTATCGGGCGTATGCTCGAGCCAATGCACCGCCTAAAGGACATAGATCCTTGGGCGCACCGGGACAAGGTGCGTGAGGCCAGACGCACGATGGGGCATTACTTCGATGAGATCCCCAAGCCCGCCAAGGAGGAGGGGCTGTACGGGATAGCCAGATACCTATGGCACCTGAGCGAGCGTCAGGCCGCCATACGAATTGACGCACTGGTTGACTACCTGATTCTCAACCGCCGCACTGACCTGCCGGGAGTGGAGGGTGGCAACCGCACCATCAGGAGGCTGGCAGACACCAAGAAGGGTTACATCACAGTCCTGGATACCAATGGCATGAGTGATCTAGAGATTGAGGACATGCTGATCACCCGGCCCAAACTAATCACCGCCTTCTTCGAGGCAGACGCCAAGGACATCGCACTGTCTGTGGGTAAGAAGGTCAGTGTCGATGCTGTCCAAGCTGTGAAGGACAGGCTGGCTACGGTGGCCGAGCTTGCGCTCGACAAGCACCTAAACCTCCTGCCCCGAGCGAAGCAGCAAGAAGTGCTGAGGGATCTCAAGGACCCCAAGGGTCGGCGGCAAGGTCTTCGAACTGATATCAATCGCCCGGAGCTAGAGACACGGCAGGGAACCTACCGCTTTATGAAGCAGGGCAAGCTGGACCCCGAAGATCTCGAGGCGCAGGGGCTAATGCCGGGGCAGATCATAAATGCCGACGACCTTGGGAAGCCAAGAGTGTATGGCACAATCGAAGGTTCAGTAGATGACCTGCCCACTGATGGGTGGAGGTACTATCACCAGGATTACGCTCCCGGCACTGGAACTCCGATTGGTGATGGGTATGACGTACCCGGTGTTAACGATCTTACAGAGTACGTCATTGATGGCGAGGCAGTTCACTTGGCAAAAGGTGATGACCTACTGCTCACTGGGGACTATCAAGTAGTGGGTGTCTATTCTGTGCGCCAGTACATGGAGAATTGGGACTATCCAAAGGAAATCTTCGACAATCTAACGGGGCGGACACCGTTCGAGGTAAGAGTGGATGCGGTTACCTATGGGCAAATACCACAG